CGCCATAACCAGACAGCCCGTCCATTAGAGCCATTCTGGATGATGCTATGTCTTGTAATGAAATACCAAATTCACGGTTGACTCTTTCGCCTTCACGAAGTTGGGCGTTGTATTTACCGCCTGCTCCAGTCTGGGCATTGAAGGCGGCGGTCTGCTTTTCCATTTGGACAGAAAGAATAAAAGAAGCTTCGGCAACCTTCCTGACAATTGAAGTTCCGACATTCAGAGCGCTGAAAGTCTTACCGGCAGTTGTCTTAAACTTTTCAAAAATTTCTCCGGCGCTCTTGCCCTCGGACGACATCTTGAACAAAGAGCCAACAAGGGTGTCGGATGCGTCGGTTACCCCTGTGAGGGTTTTAAATGTTCTTTTAAGAGCGCGGTCGAAATCCCTTCCTGAGTCAGCAGTTTCTCTCATGACTCTATTTAAATCTAAGAACTTTTCAGTAGCTTCTTCTGCCGAGAGGGATCCCTTTTTCAATCTCCCTACGAGCCCCTCCATCGAAGCAGCCGAGGCTGAATCATCACTACCTATTTCTTCAATCCGTTTCTCAAGCCGACTTATCAGCGCTTGTACTTTTGTTTCTTCATCTGATGGTGGTGCCACTCATTACCCTCCTACTTAAATGGCCAAGCAATGCCTGTGTCTTTTTCAAAGTTTTTAATAGCTCTATCTAACTGAAGCTTTGACTTATTGGCTGCTGGGTTATCAAGTCCATATCTTTTCATTGCCTTTAGATACTTTGCTTCGTGTCCGATAGCTTTCTGAAAAGAGTTAACTTGCTTTTTTGTGCCTCTTACGTTCACAGGGATACTGCCGCCACCAAACATTCCTGTCATAATTGTTTCAATAGCTCCACCAAACATAGCAAGGAAGCTTTCATTAATCGCACCCTCTTTTTGAATGTTTAAGTTGATTTCAATTGGAACCAAGTCGTTTGATTCTTGCATGTTATGTACCTCCAAGTATACTTATCTCTAATAAGTAGTTTTATAAAAAAAGAAACGGGCAATAAATGCCCGTTTTTGTTAACCCAGTTTATCGATTCTTTTTTCGCGCACTATCCATTGCTTCTCGTTCGTCTTCAAAATGCTTTGATAATCGCCGCACAAACCAGTTTCTTAACTGTACAGGTAGGTTGTAAGCCTCGATAAAGCTCCAACCTCCGTGAAATTGAAGGTAAAAGAATTGTTCATAAACGTTTGCCATATACTCACTATTGAGGCCAAAAAAACTCCGAAGTAAACGGCACCTCCATTTCAGTTACAATACCGCATGAGGAACATTCAATGTCCTGTGTCATATCAACGTTTGGAGTTACAATTTGAACACAAGCCCGAAGATGGCGAGCGTCTTGAGCAGGCATACTATCAATAAAGCTATTAATCTCTCCAACATCGGTTACACCATTTACAGAGACAGATAGCCTCTTAAGAAGATTAGTCGCCGAAGCATCTGGAAGATTGTGCTTAGTAAGCTGTGCTGCTGACTTTGATAGATAGCTTTCATCGTCGCCTGTCAATAATCTAAACTCGACAGAATAATTGCTTTTTGGAAGCTTCGCAACAAAAGTTCCCCTATCTGTTTGGGTTACACCGCTGGTGCTGTTTTCATCTGGTTGGATGCCGTGATTTAAAGAAAGTTCTGATAAATCAAAATTATGTTCACTATTCGCATTACAAGAGGGGCAACTGACTCCGACAGTATAGTCCTCGCCGTAGCCAGAAATCCTTGCGGCGACGAGCAGAGCATTTTTATCTCCGATCAAAAGATTGTTTGGATTAATTTCCTTGTTGGTAACAAGACCCTCTAACAGGCGATCAATAGCCAGCCCGTTCTTAAGAAGGGCGCGAGAAGTTAAAATGTCCTCGTCCTTTGCTGTCATGTAACGGAGTTCAATTGTCTCTTCTCCGTGAAGGGGATGATCCGGTGAATAAAACTTACCATGAGAAGGAAGTTCCACAAACTCAGTTGGAGTGACGTATGAGAGCGTTGACGGCGAAGCTTGTGTAAGATCGGCTCCAGTATTAGCAATCGGAGTCGAGGACACAGCAGCCTTTGAACGCTGTTTATTTCTAGACATTTACACCTCTTTGTTTTTGTCTATATGTATTATAACTTATCTAAGATAAAAACTTAAATAGTTTCTAAAAATTATTTAGGAACCAGAGGCGATGTCGTCGCCCAATCTGTATTCTGCCCAGTCGTATTGAACTGTCATGACAACTTCCACCATATCTTCTGAATCATAAGAATGCGATCCAAAGTTAACATCGGTAAGGAAAGCATTCAAAAATGTCCAGTTACCCTCGACCTTTGTCTCGGCAGTACCGGGCTTTGTTCCTATTTCTTTAATTACCAATCTTGCGAGGCCTGCGGTCGCAGAGGATTTTGTAATAGTTGTAGCGGTTGCAGTAGCTTGACTTGTGGGTTTGGCAATACCAATTGAATCGAGATACTTATAAAGTACTTCAGAAGCATTGGGACTAACAGGATCCACAAGGGTCATACTAATTGAATTCCAAGTAAGTCTACCAGGGTAGTGAAAAGTATGATTAAAAAACTGATGAGGGTTTGAGCTAATCGTATAGGAGGGGCGATCAACTTGCTTAGCAAGAAATTGTAAGTTCTGACCTCCGATACTCAATTCGATTAAAAATCTAAATTGTCTTTTGGGCTCAAAGCTGGGATTAAGCCAAAAATTATCTGCCATTACTTATTTCTCCTGTTTGTATAGTATATAGTCATTTAGTTATTAATCCTCGAAACCTGCGCCTGTATTTGTAATAACAAAATCAAGTGCGATAAACTCAATTGCTCTGGCTGGTTTTAAGAAGATTTTCGCATACATAACGTTTCTATCAATCAATTCTGGTGTTGTTGTTGTTTCGTCAAGCACAACCTTGTAATCAGTTAATCCAAGTCTGGACTGGACGGATCTAAGGAAAGGATCAACCTCACCCAGGAACCGGTTCCAAGTAGCAGGGACATTTTGATCAAACAATAGTCTTGCCGATATTCTTGAGATTTCTTTTTTAACATAAATCATCAAGCGACGAACATTAATTCTATCTAAAGCAGATGGGGTAACTTGAAGTGTCTTCTGTCCGAAGATTACAATACCCTCTGCTGGGAATGTTGCGATTGGGTTAATGTTTGCTTCATAAAGATCGTCGCGCTCTTTAGAATTCAAGCGGGCTCGCGTCTGAATGACTGGGAGTCCTGCGGAACCCTCAGTGAGTCCACCACGGGTGAAGCCCGCTGGAGCGAACCAAAGCTCTGAACTTCTTTGTGCGCTGGAGAGTGTCCCAAGAGCAACAATCGAAGGTGGAGCGAATAGCAAGCTATCACTAATACTGTCACGAATTTGGACCCAAGGATAGTAGGCACAACCATAACTCGTATTAAGCTGGCGATTTCTCATATTGGTAACCGCTGTTGAAACAGAGCCTGCGTTTGTTTGCTGAGACTCTGTGTTCTCGGTTTGAGCGACATACCCACTATCAATATCAATCACGGCGAGGGAATCACCTCTGCTTTCACAAACTTCAATCATATGGGCTGTAACAGCTTCCTTGTAAACACCAGGCATAGCCATCAAGTTATATTCAACACTCTCTGGGCTAGCTACTGTGTCAATAGCGCGTCGGGCACTATAATATGTATAACTTGAAACGTCTGTGGTGCCCATTCTAGTATTATTGAAGGCTTCTTTCTCGGTGATATCTAAGCCATCGAAACCACCATGCAATGGAACAGTAAAACGATTGTAACCCTGGTCGAGAACGGTTTCATATGAGCCACTATTAGCTGTATATGAAGTTCCTGAATTTCGCGAACCAGATTTATAAACTGCGACTTCGCCTGCGTTACCGCCATTAGAGGAACTTAAATCGTCAAGTGTGAACACATACGAAAATTCGGTGCCGTTAGTGGTGGCGAAAGAATCCACTGCGGAGGGCAGTGCTCTAACAAGTTCGGCATAGCTGTCTTCAAAACGGTTGTTGGTTGGCTGAGTTGTATCAATGCCGAAGTATGCGTTCTTTGGATCTGGAATATCTCCATCAGAAGCACTAGCTCTAAGGGGGATAGCAGGGTAAGAAACCGAACCAGTCCACTGAGTCTCTAAACCAACAGGGTCATGGACAGAGGAAGTGGAGACTGCTAAGAAGCCATATCCACCCTGAAGCCAGGTGTTTGGAATGCTACCAGAACCTCTCGCCCATGCATTAGCAGGAGCAACAGAACCTGATGTATACTCCCAACTGGCGAAGCGCACAGGTCCGAAAGAACCGAATGGAAGTAATCTTGCATCGGTTGCACCAGCAGCTACATCCTCATTCATCTCAATACGAACAATGGTAGATGCGTTAAGATAATCTCCATAAACACGATGACGGCGTTCGGTGTCATCCCATACAAGGAATTGGTCACCAATAACTCTGGCAATGTATTTTTGAGAATTAGGGTTAAGATTTACGTTGCTAAATTGCTCTAAAATTATGGGAGCGTTATCATTGTCTTTAGCATCTCGTATTTCAACATTAAACGAACCATAGGGATCTGAAGAATTGCTGGATACTTTGATACCAGAGATAGAGATTTTAACTTTCTTTTGTTCGTCCTCACCGGCATCAAGTGTGTGAAACTTGAATAACTTTGTCTGGGCGTCTGCAACGAAGCTCGCATAAGCAGACTGAAGATCCTGTGAGATAAGCCAAGGAGTTTGTGCTGCTTGGAATCCAAAACGGAAATCTGCGGCGGACTTCTGGGTGACGGAGCCACTGTCTAATCCAAGGATTGCTGCATAAGAATTGGCAGTGGTAATCTTGTCGGCTACGGTGCCTTCATAAGATTCACCAAGCCAGTATGACTTTCGTTGTGCGGTTCTTGTAACATCGTTATTCACTAATGTTGGGTTTGTATTGAAAACCTTACGAATGAACTTTGCGCTAGAGCGTGTAAAGTTAAATGCTGTTTCCTTTTGAAGCACACCGCTGGAGTCTTTAATGAGAACTTTATATTCGTTTGTGCCTGCACCGGCAACACTGGAAAGGTTTAAATCTTCAATTAAAATTGCGGAACCTGTTTGTTTGTAACCTAAAGGACCAGTATCTTTAACTGTGCCTGAAAGTTCTATTGAGCCTCCTTTTAAATACCAAACTGCGGCGAGGGTACCCGAATGGAGGATACCAAGCCCGTTGGAGCCAGAGTTGAAAATAAATAATCCGTATGCGCCGCCATTGGTCGATCCCGTAATAGTGTTTAAAACGGCTGTTCCTGCGGCATTTTGGGTTTCCCAACCTGCGCGTCCTGCGGCAGTTGAGGAAATACCAGTTTGCTGTCCGCCAAGAAGACGAACCATAGTTACAGCATTACTATTTCTTAAGTAAGCTTGTGCAGCAAATGCGGCATATGTTGGGGCGGTATAATTACCATCACGCCAGACATCGCCACCCTGACCGCCTGGAATTGGATTACCAAAAACTTGAACATATTCTGAAAAGGAATTAACCTTAACTGGACGCATTGCTGGTCCTCGCTCTGTTCTACCAATAATCACTGGTCCCATTTCGTCTGCTACAGCAGGCAGTTGCGAATTATCAATCTCATTGATAAATATGCCTGGTGAAATAAACTTGAAAGATTTAACTGACATTATGAAGTGTCTCCTTGTCGCTCTTCGATATGTGCTAAGGAATAAAAAATATTCTTATTATCGTAAATAAATAGTTGAGAAAAACCTGAAAGTCCTAAATATAACCTTTACTCCCGATAAAAAGGAACATTACCGCTGATGTGTAGATGTTCTGGGATATCTCCGAAAATAACATGCTCTCTTGGCAACTTTATTTCTACTGCATTTTCCCTTCTAACTACCTTTGGACGCTCTTCATTTTTGTCTGCGCCCATAATATATCCGATGACCCTAAAGTTGATTTCAGTTTCATAACCTCGGGCATCTTCTAACAAAGATGAGGCATTATTATTTAAAGTATAATCTGATTCAAGAAACACCTCGAACCTATGATTATCTTTTTCAACAACAAAGTAATTGACCGCACCGGTCTTGGTCATAAACGGAGTGATTATTTCATTTATCTGTTGTTGATATTCTGACATTACGGTTAGTGTGTAAGCAGCCTCAAGATAAACTGGAATTGGCACAGTAATCGTTTCATATACAACTTTCTTATTTTGTCGTGGGAAATTGTTTTGATTTGTTCCTACTGCGTTTAAAACAAGTCGCTTAGAATCTGCGTTAGCAAAGTTGGCTGTTTTATCTTGTTTAATTTCTCGGGCGATCGTCATTGAGCCGCCCTTATTATCTCCTTGATTATCAACAGCGGCATAGTAAGCACCACGCTTGGAAAGGTCTTTTGAGATGCCAGTTCTTTCAAGGCTCATAATTGGGTAGATTAGCCAGCCATTAACATCTCTTAGTTCTCTATTGTGTTTTATTTGGTATGCTCTCTCAGCACCGGACCAGATAAACGGCACTTTTTTGAAGCCTTTGTTTGTGGTGCAAAAAACATCC